AATGGTGGCCCCGAATGACGCCAAAAAAACCTTTATATAACCCTATAAATAAATACTTTAGATTTTTTAGTTATACATTTTTTTATACATTTTTGGTTTTAAACACGCTTTTTATTTTACAAAAAATTATCTTCGTCCGTTTTTGTTGGCTTGTCTTTCTCTACTTCTTGCACTTCTGCCCCCAGCTCTGCTACCGCTATAATCTCTCGACCCTCTGCTGTGACCGCCCCCATTTTTATTTGCCTGCCTTTCTCGGCTAGCAGCACTACGCCCACCTGCTTGTTTTTTATTTCCACCCCAGTCCCTACCAGAAAATTTGTCGCCAAAGTCTCTATCATCAAAAGCAGTGTGGCTGGCACTTCCAACGCTGTGACTAAAGTCTCTACCCCCACTTCCTCCATTTTTGCTAGCGGCAGCTTCTGCTGCTTTTTGTTTTTCGATAGCCGTTTTTGCAGCAGCAAGGGCAGCCGCTACTTTTGAAGCAAGTCCATAGTCTATTTTAGCCCCACCAAAGCCAACCAAACCCATTGCCTCTACCATATTACCTGCTGGAGTATTTGAAAAGCTAAAATTTCCGTTTTTATCAACTGACACTCCAACCCCATTGCCACCGTTTCTCATTATTGATGCAAGTTTTGTGGCAGTATTTGCCCACTCATTTGAGCCAGTATATGTGTTTTCTTTAACTGTTGTGCTAGCGTTAGCGTGATTACTTTCTGACGCTCCAGCTCCAGCTGGTGCGATATTAAAGGCATTCAAATCAAAGGCTATCACTTTATCAAGCAGTGATTTTGTTATCTGTTGTGTCACACTAAATGCCACATCTGATAGTGTTGTGTCAAACCCTGCATTTTGTAGTGATGTGCGAGTGTTTATCTCGTAGTTTAGCCTGCCTAGACTATCCATGCGCATATTTGTCATTAGGGAGCTTTGAGACCTTACCCCTTCTAATTTATTCCGCATAAAATCTTGCATTGCTGCTCTTGCTGGATCAAGGCTAGTAAGTGTTTTTTTGCCAGGTCTGCCGTGTAGTGCATCATTAAATGTTTGTTCCATTTTATACCCATATAATTGTTTGCCAACTCTTACGCCAGTAAGCGTGCCGTTGTAGTCAGTTTGCCCTATCACTGCATCAGGTATGCCAAACCACCCACTAAACGTATCTTGCATAAACTCACCAAAACTCATAGGGCGATCATAAAATGCTGTATTGCCTACTACTGCGTTTAGATCACCACCAAAACCAAAACTATTATCAAGCCCTACCGCCATCTCGAAAACTTCAGTTACAAGGGCGTTGATTAGCCCAGCTATCGGAGCTATACCAAGCGGGGATATGGTCGTGCCAAGTGCTGAAAGTGTGTTCTGGATAGCAACTGAGGTTAGCGTACTTTTCATATTTTGATACATCGCCTCGGCTACATTCATCGCGTTAAAACGTCCATTGACAATGCCGTCATATAGCATGCCAGCCAAAGCTTGACCTACTACGCCACCATACATTCTGCCAACGTCCTCAGCTAGATTTTCGGCATAGCTGTCGTTTCTTAGCTCACTTACGAATTCTTTTAGGCTTGCGTAGTCGCCTCTTTGCAAACTAGCAAAGCCGTTGCCGTCTATCCTTCCAAAGCGGTTATCCCTATTTGAGCTTTTAGGAGTAGAAAATTTTATTTTTGTTACCGCTTCCACGCTATCAATAAGTAAATTTATGCTCGTATCATAATCAGGCTGGTTTATAGCGATTATCATCGGCATTAGCACGTATTCGGCAAAATCCTCATTTAGCCCAACTAGTGCGCCACTTAAGTTGCCAGCTTGTGCGATAAAAAAGCTCCTTAGATCAGGCGAAGGTGTGTTAAAAGCAGAGTAGCCAAGGCTGCCTGCCTGATAAAAATCAAACTGCCCGCCAGCCATAAACTCATAGTCATCGCCAGTATCTGAGTTTGTTAAATTTAATATATCGCTTAAGCCGATCATTTCTTTGTCATCGTGAAGTTTTTGTTTTCATCGATCGCTATATCGTTTTTAATTAGCGCATGCACCATATTAAACAAATACTTTGTCATATCAGACGGCACTATCATACCACCAGCTTGATTTTCTGCGATGAAGTTGCCAAGCACTGACATTGATTTAATAATCCTATTGTCGATTACTTGCCTATCTACTGCTCGTTGTTGGCTTTCTGCTAGTGCTTGCTCTTTTGCAAGTTTTGCTATTTGAGCTCGTAAAAGGTTATTTTGCTCCTTTAAATTTTCTAGTTTATCTGCCGCTTGTGCTTCAAGCTCGTCGTTTTTTAGCTTTGTGTTTCTAGTTTGTTCTTTTATACCTTCAATGTTTGCATCCATTGCGGCTGCTTGCTTTTCAAGGTTTTTTAATGATAACTCAAAGCTTAGGTCTTGTTGTGTTAGCTCAAGCCCAGTTTGCATCGCCGTAATAGTAAATTGCGTTGTGATTAGTGGCAGCATTTGAGAGAGCACGTTTATTCTGTGTTGATTTGGTATCTCGTATTTCTCAAAACAATCATCAAGATATTTTAGTGTTTCTTGATATGGTGTGTCCGCTCCGATGCTTAGTTTTAATAGCTCTCTCGTTCTTTCTAAATATGCGTTTTTAAAATCCATTGTCTTTTCTCTCCAGTCTAGTTACTTTTATTCTTTGCAAATCAAGATCATCGCGCAAGTCGCTTACGGCACTCTTTAATCCATTTGTTTCTATTCGTCTAATCCTTGATGAAAAGCCATTAATTGTGTTGTTTAGGTCGTTTGTAAAGCTTCGTAACGATCTAGTTTCATCTTCAAGGCTACTGATCTTATTTATAATTGTTTGTAGTTGTGTTTTTATTTCGTCGATCTCGTCGCCTAAATTTCTTTCAGCCATTACACGCTCCTCGCTCTATTCTCCCAACCTTGCTCATATACACCAAAGCGTGGGTTTTTTCTTACTAAATTTCGATAATAGGCAATCTCTGCCCTATCAAAATCACTATCAAAGGCTCGCTCGTCGTAGTTGTTTAACGCTTTAAGAGTCTGGGCGCCCATAATGCCGTCCACCACTACGCCTAAAAGCCTTTGCAAAACCCTAACCGCTGGTACTGTATCTACGTTTACACCAAAAACAAAAAGTTCACACGCTTTTAATTCACTATCTACCTCGTCAAGCCTCATTTTGTCCCAAAATTCTTTTTTATAAAATATTTTTACTTTTTCGATTAATGCGTCATCATTATATAGTGCAACGCTAGCCTTTTTAAGATCGCCGTATGCGTTGATAGCTGCCCTAACTTGCTCCCAGCCTTGCCAGTTTGGGTGAGCGGCTTCATAAACGCCCATAAAAGTTAGCCCATTTTCTGTTGGATTTTTATGTAGGGCTTTTTCAGGACGACTAAATTCTAAGCTCATTAAAATATTAAAAGCTTGTGTGTAGTTCATTTTTCATCTCCTATATCGTCATAGTCACGAGGTGGTCTTGGCGTATAGTCATAGTTGCTATCGCCGAAGTTGTCTATCTTTTTATCTATTGCTTTGTCGATCACTGCACTAACCCAAGCTGTGCCTCTCCACGCAAAAAAGCCACCAACTGCCAGGCTAAAACTGCCTTTTCCAGTAAAATAAAATGCCGTCTCGTAAGCTACCCAGCATATAAAAGTCGAGCTAATAGTGCCAACAAAAAAATTTATGATAGCCTTGCCGTCGCTTGCAACCTTGGCATTGCCCCCTGCAATGCTTAGCACACCGCCCACAAAGCCAACTATTATCACCCAAAAGTAAAAGCCTAGCCTATCCATAAGATCATCCATTACCTAGCCCCTTTTTTTAAAATTTATAGGTAAAAACATACATTATTAGGACGGATAGGACTATCTCAAACACAACCATCTTATTTAGCCAAAAGGCTTTAGTTCTCTTTATTATTCGTTCCATTTACGCACCCTTATGTTTTTGTTATTTATCTCTTTTTGTTTCATAATCTTTTATTGCTTCTAGCTGTTCTACGCAGGACTTATACCCACTATAAACATCTATTAGTAGCACACCAGCATCGCTTTGGTTTGTTACATTTCTATCAGCAATGATAGGAGCTTGTAGCAAGTAGTTTGGTATCTTGTCATACTTATTTAGCACTACCTGCTTGCTTTCGCAACCCATCAAGCACATAAGAAACACTAAGGTTAAGAGCGTTAGACATATCCTTTTTGTCCTCATTTAGTACCCTTTCTTTGACTTTATTTGCTTTTATCTCTATTATTTGTTTTTGCCTGCTGACCTTCTCAATGGTATCAAGCTTAAGGTAGATAAGCCTATCTTGCTCGTTTATCTCATCCTTAAGCCTAAGGTTCATCTCATCGCTAGCCTTTAGATTAGCCTTTGTAACGCTGAGCTCATTATCTAAGCTTTGATACCTATACCCTAGAAACAAAGTAGCAAGCAATAAGAAGCCACTTAAATATAAACTAGGACTTAGCACTTGTATCCCTCCCATATTTGATAATGTGATAGGCTCTCACGCTGTAATAGAAAAGCAATATCTTCCATTTAGCTACGCCTAAGAGCTCCAAGAGTTCCCTAAAGGTATCATCAGCCACTTTAAAATCACTATTATTGCCTGTCTTGATATATAGCCTAAGGGCGTCATCAGTAAGGTAGTCGTGTAGCACAGAGGCTGTTAGATACTCAGGACTATAAGGCTCAAACATCCACCAAAATATTCTAGGGATACTTGCACCATCTGTTATATAGCCCACAGGTATGTCTATGTCTTTATACTTAAACGGACTAGCTGTCTCAAAGTTATCCTTACCAAAAGGCTTAACTACTATTCTTTGTAGCTTCTCAGCCATTATGTACCTCCTCAAGTGTTGGCATCTCTGCTAAAATCTCATCAAAACTCTTAGGCATCTTATGCTTACCTTCAGCAATAGCATTTAGTAAAGCATAACCATACTTCCAAACCTTAGCCCTCCAAATACCAAAGGCTTCTCCTTCTGCTCTAAAGTCATTGTCATAACCTGCATAAGAGCAAGCAGAGAGTATATCGTCATACCCTCGCTCTCTTGCTTTAGCATCTAGTAGCTCTTGTGTTTTTTCTTTAAAAAGTGCTGTTAGTTCGTCTAGGTTTTTATTTACTATCTTGTACGAGACCTTATAGACATCATCATCAATCATAGAAGCTTGGACTACCTTTTGAAACTCATCGGTATTTACAGGGTATTCATCATAGCTTACTACTAAGTAGTCCAGCTTTTTAAGCTCTTCTTTGCTTAGAAAGCTAGTATAAAGAGTGCCCTCTGAGGTTATTACATAAGGCTTGTTCTCTATGCGCCCCTCACTTATGTTATATAAATCCATTTCTGCCCTTTCTTAGTTTATTTTTAATGAAGCTATTACAACATCTACAAAGTTATCTTTATGCCCCTTTGGATAAGCCTGCGCCTTCATAACTATGTTCTCATTCTTTTTATAGAGTTGAAAAGTAACTATGTAATCTACATTGCCTTTGCTAGCTGTGGTAACATATTCTTTTGGGGCTTCCTCTATGCTTGCTATTAAAGGCTCTATGCCCTCATCGCTACCTTCTTCAAAGAAAGAAGCTTCAAACTTAGCACTATTTAGGCTATCATCCCACTTTCCTATTATGTACTCATTCTTTCTTTTCTCTTTAGGTATAAGAAAGTTAGAGGCGCATAAGCGGTCTCCCCCAACATAACTACTAGAGATGAGGCTACTGCCTTTGGTGTTTATATAATCATCTCTTCCTTGTGAGCCTCTTTTAAAGACTAAAGAGAAATTTTGCCCCTCTTCTTTTATTAGGTCATATTTAAAAGACCAGTGAAGCACATCCCTCTCTCCATAAGCAGCGTGTTGATCTGTGTAGTACTTAGCCAAGGCATTATTAGGGGTTGTATTAAAAGGATAACAAGATGTCACACGAGTATAGGGGGAGTGTATAAGGTTTTTAGAGCTTCCGTTATACAAGAAGCGAAGGTCGCCACTACTTGTCCATACATAGCCTAAAACAACTGCATTATTTCTCTCCCCATTTTCTAAAAGCCATACAGTGCTACCGTCCGAGAAAAAGCGATAGTTTAAAGATATATTGAAGCCCACATTTATAATACCCGGTAGAGCTAGAGAGCCACCTAGTATTTCTTGTATGTTCTTTTTTGTTATAGTCTTTTGCTCCCCCTGACTTAAAGACAAAGCTAAGTTAATATCTCTAGGTGTGTATATAGGGGTTATAGGGCTAGGAGCACTACCCCCACAACCTATTAAGAAGCTCATTACGCCCTCCCCATATAAATCTTATCTGCTGCTGCTACAAAGTAAGCCATAACCTCTACGTCTTTTAGGTCGGTTGGCACTTCACGCCAAATAACGTTACTACTCCAACCACTTATCTTTTTCGCCTCTTTAAATACAATGACCCCTGTGCGACCCACTTGCTCTTCTCTGGCATACATTGAAAATACGCCTTGACGAAACACTGTAATCTCAAAATGCCTACAACTAAAGTTTGAGAAACTTAAGGTGTTCGTGTTTTCTTTCTGCATTCCCTCATCTACTGGGATAACTTTTAATTCAAGCATCCTATTTTTTAGTAGCGCTATATTGTCAGGGAGTGCGCTCATCTTTATTTTGCCGGTGTTCCCCTCTAAGATAGTTGATTTATCTACCTTGTAATAAAGGTTGCCCTGTGTCTGTGAGACTAAGCTTCGTAAGTTGGTTATTTCAGTATTAAGGTAGAATGCTGAGGCATAATAACTACTCTCCTTTCCGTCTAATGTTTTCGCATTTATATTGGCTGGGAGTTGCTCTGTTGCTATCTTACTGCTTGTGTCAAGCTGAGGATAGCCATTAGGTTGATTTGCAGCTGCTGTCTTAAGATACTTAGCATCAATCTCTTGGGAGCTTATAAAGTCCTTGATAGACATAGACCTAAGCAAGCCTTCCCCAGTATCTCTTACAATAAATCTCCACTTGTCAGTAGATAAAGAGTTCTTTATATCGCTCACTTCAGCTTTTGTTGTTGCATTAAGATAGATGTTAGTAGCATAGATATTGCCTTGTGCGTTTCTTCTTACAAGCTTACCATTAGCATTACTCTCAGCTGCGTCACTCTCTCTTAGCACTCCTTGTAATAGGTTATTAATCTTATTGCTAGAGTAAGTTTGAGCTACACCTGCTTGGGTGTCATTGATGAGCCCTGATTTGTTTAGGTTCTCTAGGCTACTCTTTAGGATCTCTAGGTTTGCCTTAAGAGCATTTAACTCCGTTTGTTTGCCTTTAAAGTCATTAAGGATAGTCTTAATCTCATTTAGAGATGATGTGGCTGTATTAAGGGCTTCATTGGCTTTTGTATCTACACTAGCTTTAGTTGTGGCTATCTCTTGTAAAGTCTCGCTTTTTAAAATATTGATATTAGAAATAGTATTATTTAGAGTATTTATATTTTCATCTATTTTTCTTAGTATGATATTTTTATTATTAGCTATTTCGTTAGCTATATCTCGACTTTGATTTTCTATGTTTTTAATATCATCAAATTTTCTATCAACTTCTTTTTTTATCTCGCCAATCTCATTATATTTTTGCTCTATCCTCTCGGTTTTGCTTGAAATATCTCCATGCATTAAAGTAGCATCATCTTTAACTTTCATAATGTTGGTTTTTACATCTTCTATTTCTCGTTTGGTAGTATTTATTTCCTCGCTTCTGCTATCAATTGACGCTTTTACCTGAGATATTGATTTTTCGGCGTTTAACACTAACGTTTTTATGTTATTTAATATTTCTATCTGCGTTTTGGCTTGGGTGTTAGCCTCTCTTAGCTCTTCAAAATTAAGTTCATTGAGGATCACATCAAGCTCATTGATCTGCAAAAGCAAAAATTTAAGTGCTTCTAATGTCTTATTCCCAAGCTTCAATTCTTCTATTGTTACCATTTTTTAGCCTTTGCTGTATCTTTTATCTTTTTTATTCTTTCTGCGAATTCTTTAAAAAAACGCAAAAGGTCTATCTTGCTTAAATCTCTTGCGTTTTTTAAAACTTTAAATAAATCATATTCGGTCATAGTCACTCATTTCATTTGCGTTGTAGTCAGCTATCGCTTCAAGTGCTAATGTGCGATAATAAGTGTCTTTGTTTATTAAAAAAGCTACGTAGTTAATCACTGCATAACTCAAAGGCTCGTCTATTTGCAAATGCTCTTTTGGATTATTAAAATTTGGTATATCTGGCACGCAAATAAAAGTATCTTCTTTTGAGTTTCTATATGGCGTCTCTTCGCTACCCACTCGCCTAATAAGGACGTTAGGCACACACTTATCGCAGCAAAAAAGCATAGCTTCTAAAAATAGTGAGCCAAGCATATCATCAGCAGGGAGTTTAACCCCTGCTGTCGTTTTAAAGCTCAAATGTTTTTTGGCTTCAGTACAAAGCATTGTTATGCCTTTAAGCCAACGCCTATTGCAAATGCGTCTGCGTTTCTTACTTCAATACAACTTTCTGTGTAGTATCTCTTTTGTATAGCTGTTTTTGAAGTAGTCACGTCTTTTAACTCAGTTGGCACGAGTAGTCCATTTTTCATGTAGTCAAAGTCGCCCGCAATGATACAATCACCCAAGCCATATTTAGGACTTAAGAAGCGGTGAAGTCTAAAATTTACCCTACCAAAATCAGTGTCAAGGCTAACAACGCTAGAGTTGATGTTTTTCTCGTTACCAAATTGTCTAGTAGCTATTTTGTTGATAGCTGGCTTTAGATCAGCACCAATGAATACATCTTTTGGAGTTGTGCCTGCGTCCCAAATGTTTTGAAGTAGTTGAGATAAGATAGTTTCAGTTAGTGCTGCTGGAGTGCCTTTCCAATCGCCTGAGCTATCAAATGCTACAACATTGCCACGCTTACCACTTGCAAATGCAGCCGCACCCTTAGCCAAGAAGTAAAATAAGCCTGCCATTTCGCCAGCTGTTGCATCCGTTCTAACAGTCGGTGCTTTAAACACGCTCTTTTTAACATCAACATCACGGCCTAAACCAAAGATAGCATACTCCATATCTAGCTTATGCTCTTTTGCTCTTTTAGCTGTCTCGCGCTCTAGCTCTTTGCCACCATAAGTTGCTACTGCTTGCATACTTCTTGAAACGCTAACGTTTGAAGTGAAAATTTGCACTGCGTTTGAAGTCTTTTGCACGCTTGATTTGATCTGATCGTCAAAATCTGATATTTCAAGTTGTGCGTTTTTCTTTGGGGCAGCTAAGCTGTCAGTTAGCCAAGAGTGCTCTATGCCTTTTACACTTGAAGTGCCAATAAGGCTTAGCATAGGCGTCTCGTCAGCACCTATTAAGATTATGTTTTCATAGACTGAGGGCTTTAAGCCTTCACGTTTTGTAGCTGGGGCTTGAAACCCAGTAGTTGTTATTGCCATTTCTTTGCTCCTTTTATGCAATTTAATGGCAATTTATCATTTGTAGCTGTGTCAAATCTACCCAATTTTGAGAAAATCAAAGAGAAAATTTAGTGTTTTTAAAAAAAGTGAGCCCTAAAAGATAGGGCTTTTAATTGTTATTTGAGTTTTTAGTAGAAATGTAGCTAGTTTTTGCACCTTGACTAATTTTATTTTTAGTTAGTCTATTAACTGCTTTAGCTTTTACGCCGTCGCTTATATGTTTATTGAGCAATATTTTTTCAACTGCACTAACTTTGTCGCTACTATTGTCTATCGCATCAAGTAGTTTAAGTTTTGGGTTCTCAAACTTCATCGGCTCTTTTAGATTTCTATCAGAATAAAAGGTTATAATATCATCATTAGCGGAGGTTGAAGTAATTGCGGAGTGTATCCCGCTTCCTCCGTTTTTATCCTTTATGTCATTTATGACAAGCCTAAATCTCACGCCGTCTTTATCTTCCCATTCATAAAGCCTTGCTTTGCGATCATTTATAAATGGTTCTTTATATTCTTTTATAAATTTACGCATATTCTCGCCCATATTTAATAGTTCTTGCTTCGTAACATAACCTTCCTTTGTTGTGTCTTCTAAATGCTTTATCTCGATATGTTTAGCCCCTTTGTTTTTATTTCCTATCGCATATCTTACCGCTCCCTCTACATCCTCTAAATCCTTATAAACTGGAGTTGAAAATTTACCGTTATATGTGACATTATAGATGCCTCGTTTTTCTTTTAACTCAGGCAATTTTTGACTAAAATTTACGCCATCTTCTCTACTTACAAATGTCTCGTTTGGATTTACATCAAAAGTCTCATGCGGATGAGCTCTGCCTTTTTTATTTAAGTCGAGCCTATTTTGTACATTCCTCGCTTCAGCTTCACCATGATATAGAGCATATTTTTTATCAGTTGCATTGCTTCCTTTCGCAAACCCTTCAATATCTTGTATGGCGTGTTGGATTTCGTGCATTAAGGTTGATTTATCTGCTATTTCACTAAGTCCAATTTCTTTTTTAACTGGATCATAATAGCCTTTATCCCCTAATGAATAAATGTCATTTTCTTTATTAAAATTTCCATTGTTTTTTACATGTTTTATTTGGTTTGGGTTAAATGCAATTATTACGTTATCGTCTAATATGATGCTATCATATCCTGCCTTTTGCAATTTATCTTTAAATGCTTTTGCCTTTGTATCATATTGTTTTAGGTTAGTATTTTTTATATATTCATAAAGATTTTTCCCAACACTATTTTTTATGTCGTCTCTTTTTGCTAAATTTCCAAGCAACGCTTGGTATTTTTTGGCAGTATCATTTGTAATTTCTTCTCTTAAATCAAAAGGCTTTTTAGCGTTTATATATACCTCCATAATTCCGCTATTTGGTTCTTTTAGTCCATATCGCCCTTTTGAATATGGCTCGCTTATCTCTTTGTTAGTTGCGAAGAAAAACCCCCACTTACTTTTATCAAACTTTTGGTCAAACTCGCTTATATTTGATTTTTTAGTCCCATGATAAAAAATTTTTGGGGTTCCATCTGTGTTTTTAGTTAGTGGGGAGCTCTCTTTGTGCCAATCCTTTAAGTTTTTATTGTAAAGTTCATCTTTTATTTTTACTACGTTTATATCCTTTAACTCAGGGTATGCCTTAAATAGCTCCTTATGCTCCAGTAAGTCACCTAATTTATCTGCGTTTTGATTTTTGATTTTAGCTGGGCTATCATCTATCTCAAACTTCCAAGCGCTATCTTTATCTTTATACCAACCAGTGCTTTGCCAAATTTTAACTTCATCTTCGCTTTTTTCTAGCATAGCTTTGGCTTTTGAGAGTTTATTGGCGCTAGCGTTAAGTGCTTTTTCTCCTGCAAAAGAATTTATACTATTGCTCTTTGCTGATCCATAAATTTTAGTTAATAATTTTGGATTATCTTTTGCCATTTGTGGCATCTTTTTGCCAAGCCCAAGAATAGAATTATAAAGCTCTGGGCTTATGCGTTTAACTGCTGAAGCACTAAACTTTGACCCAAACAATGCATATATAAATCCCTTTGCAAACTCTTCAGGGCTAACGTTGCCGTTTTCATCAGCACCATTTGCTATGCCACCAAGTAAGCCACTTGCGATATGTGGGCTCGCGTTGATAGTTTTAGTATTTTTGTCTTTTTGGTTTTTAAAAGTTTTATCTAATTCTTGTGT